AACGAACAGCATATTAGCGTTGCCATTTGACTCAACACGGAAGTCAGCGTCTACACTACCTTCGTTAAATACTGCGTGATTACCTGCTAAAGGATTTGTAGTAAAAGCACCACCATTAGAAATACTAATTAATTCTGCAGAGTTGTCTGCGTTTCTAAACGATAAACCTCCTGAACCGCCATAAAAATAAGTGATGTTGGCGTCCACTTGAATAACATTATGCCCACCACCAGTAATAAAAGAGTTTACAGTTGGTAAGTTTAATACCGTACCCGTTACAGTTAAATTTCCGGCAAATGTACCGTTGCTACTAAACGTAGCAGAACCAGCCGCAGACATATCGAGGGTGAGGGCGGTGATTGTTGAGCCACCATCGTTGCCTTGAAAGATTATATCTTTGTCAGAAACCAAAGACCTAATTATAAAGTCAGAGTTTGCTATCTGAATTATCCCTACGTCAACAGCAGCATCTTGAAATCTAAAGTTTCCCGTATCTGAATTAAAGTTAATGGCTGAAGCTACATCAAGCACAAATTCACCAGAACTCAGAGCTAGAGTAGTTCCATCAAGAGTGAAGTTATCTACAACCACACCAGCGTTGGCTGTGACTACGCCAGCGAACGTAGCGCCTTGAGCATTATCCAAAGTTAGAGTGGTTGTGCCTGCTTCTTTAAAAAACAATGAACGTCCGTCTGGATACACAATATTTAAGTCGTTACCAGCGGCGGTTGTTAAATTTCCACCAGCTTCTAAAGACAAAACTCCTGCCGTACTAATAGACGTTCCACCGCCAAATGTAGCAACGCCTGTCACACCAAGAGTGCCACCAACCGTGGCTAATCCACCAATCGCCACATCATCCGTAACCGTCAGATCGTCATCAACCAGCAAGTCCACAACATTAAGCGTGGCAAAGGCGTCAACCATAACCGCGCCAGAACCCCCGCCGTTTGAGTAGACCGCCTTAGTTTGACCCGCGGGGATTGTTATGTTGGCACCTGATCCTTGCGAAATTATTATGTTCTGTGAACCAGAGGTTCCGTTCTCAATAAACCACAACTTGCTGACCGTGTTAGGGCCAATCGTAATAGTACAAGCAGAGTCCAAAGTTCCCGTGTATTTTAAAAATAACGCGCGTCCCGGATCACTGGCACCGTCCGCAATCGTAGTTGTATGTGTGTCGGCGTTGGTCGTGATAGCTTCTGTGCCAAAAGCAAACGCTTCCGCAATTAATTCTAGGTTAGTGTTGGTGGTATCGCCCCAAGAGCCCGACTGTTCTCCGGAACCAATTTCCTCTAACCGTAAGTCATTTGTATATACACTTGCCATGTTTTTATCCTATACTACTGTGCCTTGCTCAATTTGAACCCAAGACGGGTCTTGAAAGGCCGTTATGTTTACAAAATTGGGCGTCTGGTCTGGAATAATCTTGCCCCATGTTGACCCTAACACCCCCATTACGCCTGTGGCGCTTACCCCTGTTACGACTACGTTGGCATCTCCGCTGATAGTTGCGTTGCCAATTGCAGTAGTCATTTGAACTACGGTGTTTGTCGTAAAAAAGCTGCCTAAAACCGAGGTTCCCGCAACTCCAGTAACCGAAACATTTGCAGCACCGACTATCGTAACCGCGCCGACGGCACCTGTTCCAACTACCGCGCCAACATTCCCAACCGCGTCACCCGCAATGTTGACCGCAGCACTGTTTACTTGGGCGGTCGCAGTTAACGGAAAGGCAACATTGGTATTCCAAGTTCCCGTGTCCCACCCTTGGATGGAACTGTTCCATCCTTGAAAGGCTGCAACCTGATCGGCCATTAGGCTATCCGGATAATCGCGTTAGAAGCATCCGCTGTTGGGAAAACAATAGTAAAATCGCCGGAACTAGCCGCCTTATCCGCGCCAAAGTCTAACACACAAACAGTTGGGTCCCCCGAAGCCGCATCGTTATAAATCAAAGCGCCCCTAACAGCAGAAATCGTAACCGTGGAAAACACCTCATCAGCGAAATCCGTGAAAGCGGTCGTACTGCTGCTCGTAGGCGTTACACTGGTCAAGAAGTTACCTCCAGCCGTGTAGTTCGTTCCGCTAATCTCATTGGTTGCAGTATAAGCAGTAGTTGCCGCAGTGAAGGTTGCGCTGTTGTCATAAAGAGCAAGTTTAAAAACGTTGCTCGCTGCCGTGAAATTATGCACTGCCTTCATCAATTCTACTTTGAACGAAGTACATAGAAAGTTGCCGTTAAAAGCCATCTACATTTTCCTTATATACTCGGCCAGCGTCGGCTGGCCCGCATCTTTAATTGCATTATATACCGTAGTTCGGTCGCTTTGAATAGCCTGTTTCATATAGACGGCTATGACCTTCTCAACCTCATTTCGGTACGCAAGAGCCTGATCCCGTATTTCGGGGGGCGCGGTTTCGGAAACATTTATGATTTTGCTCACACAACGTTTCGCCGTTTCTTCAGGGGTAAAACCGCGGTTGTCCGTAGTCTCAACCCCCACCTTAAAATCATTAGACATTGATACGCCAAAAGACATGTTATTCATTGTTTCTGCCTCACCACTGGTCCTGTTCTATACTCATCCGTTACTTGCTTGCTCTCGCCAAGTAGTTTGAGCCCCATAATGGCTTCTACAAAACGTTTTTCGTACAAAACCTGCATGTCTTGCTCGCCTTTCATAAAGATAGAGGCCTCCATCAAACTTCCGTACAAAAGCGCTAAATCCCCGTTTTTTGCTATCCACGTTACCGTGGAATCCGCGCCAATAGAGGCAAGAGTCGCTGTAGCCCCCGTAACGTCTCCCGTAAGGGTTTCCCCAACTACGAAATCGCCACTTGGAATAACTACATCAATTGTGGTTGGGGTCGGAACATCCGTTACGTCGCCGGATTGGCCGCTGGTGGACCCCGTAACCGTATCCGCCGAAGTAAAAGTACCCGTAACCCCGCTTAACGTCAGAGTAAAAGTACTTTGAGTTAAGCTCGCGGGGCGGTAAAAGTAGTGCATTTCAGCCGCATAACCCGCATCAGGTGTCGGACCCAGAATAAGGTTTTCTAGGTCGTATTGAGCATAATAAAGAGGGGGTCCCGTAACGGTGTGGTCAGGATTGAAAGACTGCACAAAGTCTGAGTCTTTGAAGTCCATAAATACAACGTCGCCAGAACTGCTCGTGTACGACAGGGCAAAAGGCGCTAAGAAATCGCTTGGAACGCCTAAGTATTTGTTGTTTTCAGACATATTACCCGCATCGTTCTTTTGGAACAAGTTAAGCTGAACGTTCTTTAAAATACGCTCCTCAGTGTTTCTTATAAACAAAGGCAGGTTTCTTATAAACGTAGTGTCGTCGTTATCAGTGTAATCCTGTATAGCCTGCTTTAGCGTGGTGTAAGTATAGCTCATGTTGTAACCACCGTAATAACTCCTACAAGGCCATAGCCCACTATGGGAAGCGGGTATGGTTCTTCAACTAAGGCAATCCCAACATAAACGTCTAAAGTTTCTGCTACATCTGGGCGGGCGTTCTTTAAAGCCTCGGGATCAGTTGTTTTTCGAAAAGGCCCCAGTTGAGGTTGCTTGGGTTCAAACTCGTCGCGGCCAACCAGCAAGCCGTTCCACTCTTTGCGCATGTCTCTATAACGATACCGGAACCCGGATCGGTCAGAGATTGCATAAGAGTTCTTGCCCGACGCAAACTTGCTCATCATCCCATCCTATAATAGTCGTACTGAGGTACAACGTTAAACGACGCACGATCACGGTCCTCCGTCATGGCCCGCTCAAACTCTTCCTCGTACATTGCTTTCAAAAGTTGAACACGTTGAGGAGCCCGCTTTACCGCAATATAATAGGCCAAACCCGCAGCCAAGCAAGGATAAAACCGAAAGGGCATATCCATGTTGTTTATATAAGTATCCGCATCATCCATGCGAGTGAGCGCGTTGTAATAAACAACGTCTGTGCTGTTGTCAGGAACGGGCCAAAGTTTAAGGCTCGGTGTAACCTGCCTGTCTAAAAAGAACTGGTTCGGGCGACCGTCCGTAGTTTTGTTTGGGATTGTAATATAGTCGTCTCGACTTAACCTAGCCAAAGAATAATCTGTTCCATCCCGACGAACTACCAAAGATAAAATATCAATAACATCCGCACCCAAAGCGTATTCGCCCGTGCCTTCCACCATTGCAACGGTGCGTTGTGCAATAGTCCACTGGTTTAAACCCCGGTTGGCCCATTCGGCCAGCATTAGATTCAAAGAACGCTTGGCTGATTTTAGGTCGTAACCCGTCCGAACCTCTAAGCCACAACGCTCAAAGGCTTCTTCGATATATTCAGCCACGTCTAGCTCAAAATTTACGCTGTTAGAAACCGCCATATCATTCCTCGCTGTAAATATTGTCGAATATCTGGTTTACATCTAGTGTATAGTCTAAATCAGATTTAGAATAATGTACATGCTGGGAAGGCTTGAAGTCTGGAGCGCCTTTGCCTGTCTCAAACCAAGCAGGATGAGTTACCCGCACACGGTTGTTAGGCAACGCAACAATATTGCCCGTCCATTCGCCAGCATCCAAAAGCTGCATAACATGAGCCTGTTTGTGTTGAGCAGGGTCATCCGCAACGTCGGTGTCGGTATAATCAACCGTAAACATATACTTTGCTGGAAAGAATTTGCCATCTATCTTTGCCATCCAAGGGCACGGTGTAGCTCTTTCTAAGGTATATACCGCATGAGTATGGGACGGACAGTCCCAAGGTTGCGCATTGTGTACCGCCATTGGAGCGGGCCAATCTTCTAAAGGCTCATCAGCAACCAAGGCAGTTATAGGCATGCGAGCCCACATTGCACCGCCGTGAACGTTTTCGTCACCGTCCTCATCAGCCTCACAACCCGTAAATATTACTTGAAAGCTCAAGCAACGGTTGGGCATTGTAGTTACAGCAATCACCATGGCGTGTAGAAATTCGCCGTGATAACGCTCATGGTTGACCGTATACTCACGACGAACCCAACACTTAAAGTGTGGTATATTGCTTTGCAAAAAAGGCATTTAATTACTTTTTCTTAGCCGCGCCGCCGCGTTTCATTTTAGTAACGCCGCCTTTTGCATAACCTTTTTTCTTCATCATAGCGCCACCCATGTTTCTTTTAACCGCGCCGCCAGTTTTCATCTTTTTAGTCGCGCCGCCTTTTGCATAACCTTTTTTCTTCATCATAGTCTTTGCTCCCGCAATAGGGCCACCTGAACTTGCTTTAATAACAGGACTAGCCGTTTTAGCCGCATCTTTAAAAGCCGCCGCCGTTGGCGCTCCTTTAGAACCCGGTTTTCTCATTTTTTCGCCAGAACCCTTTGCAATTCTAGCTTGCTTATTTTGGATATTCGAATAAAGTCCTTGTTTAGCCATTAGGTACACTTCCATCTTTTACGAGCTTGGCGCAAACGACTGTTGGGGTCTTTTGCCGCTTTTGGAAAATCTTTCATTTGACCTGCCGAGCGAGCGCAGTAAGACTTACGCCGTTTTGCAGCCGCGCT